TGCGCAGCACGCGGGCCACCCGTTCCAGCCACAGGGATCATTTCGCCAGTGCGTTGCAGCCAGCGGCCCGCAAACGTCGTCGGCTGGCGCACGTCAGTGGTCATCACGCGGATGCCGGCATCTTCAGCCTCGCGCACGGCAGCAGGCAATGCAGCCGATGGCGCTTCCATTCTCATGCCAGCGGCGCGCCCACCAGCGACACCGCCGGCCAGACCAGCCGCAAGCTGCGCGCCAGGACCGCCGCCTGCCTCTGCAACAACCTGCGCCGCCCCGCCACCACCACCGCCAGCAGCAGCCTGCGCGCCAGGCTGGGCTGCAAGCTGGCCAGCGATGCGTTGCGCTCCAGTGGTCAATACACGCTCTGCACCGCGTGCTATAGCGGCCTGACCACCGGCACCAACCGCGCCCTCGCTGATGGCGCCAATCACACGCTCTGTGGCCGTCTCAGGCTCAGGCACGCCAAGATCGGTTAGCGCACGCTTGACTTGCTCTCGCAGCGGCTGCGTCTCGGTTCCGAACAGGTAGTTCTGCACCGCAGCAATCGGATCATAGGCGAGGCCGACGATGCCAGCGGCGCCTTGAGCCGCAGCGCGCCCAGTCAGCCCGAGTTGGCGCTCAAGATCGGCGGTCTTGCCTTGTGGCTCCTGCGCCTTTGATTTAGCCGTTGCCTCGGCAATTGCAGCAGCAAGCGCGATTGGGTCTAGATCTGCCATTACTGCCCCGTTTGCTTCTGATAGATTTCCCAAGCCATTTCTCGGACTTCAGGTGCCAGCGCAGCGACAGCCGGGTTTGACATGAACGTGGCCTTTGCTTCGTCTGCGGCGACAGACCCCGCTTGTCCGCCAGTAATTGGTGCGGTCGCAGCACGCGCACCAAATACGTTGACAGGATCAAGTCCATAGCTGTCAACGATCCTCTGATAGCCAGCCTGCACGTTAACCTCTTGAGCCTTGGCTGCATTAAGATATTCGCCAGCAAGCCGCTCAAAATCAGCCCTCTGTTGAGCCGAAAGAAACTTACCGTTTTCAACTCTGTCGGCAATAGTAGAAAGGCGCGCGAGCAATCCTCCAGCATTCGCAGCAGTCGCAAATTCAGTTTCACGCACCACTGATCCTGGGTCCAGCATTTTCATAAACGATGTCACAAGAGCAATATCTCCCGCGCCGCTGTCGTCTGCTGCCGCCGTCTGGATAACAGAGAAATTACGTTCCGCAGCGGACAGGTCTTCTGTTCGCTTGGAGTACTCCCCACGCAAGCGCGCTTCTTCTGAAATACGCTGTTGCAGCGTAAGCCCGTCCTCCCCAGCCTTTTCCTCAACGCGGATGGCTGTATCCAAGACGCTTTTCGGGATAAGGCCAGCGTTGACGTCCTGAGCAATTTTACCAAGAGGAGATGCGCCCTCTGCCGCAACATTTCCCTGCCCGGTCTGCTTGATGATCGCGTCCATGACGCCGGCATCAATCGCCCCAGAAGCCGTCAGAAGCGCCAGCGTGGCCACACCTTGGCCCTGCGGGTCGATCTCCACCAGCTTGCGGTTGGCACGCAAGGCAGCGGCTTCCTGCGCGTCTCCTGCGTTCTCTGCGGCTGCGATGCGCTCGTCCAGCATGGCCAGGGCCACCTCGGGCTTTCCGCCCAGAAGGCTGGTCGAAAGCTGGATGCCGAATTGCGTGTCAGCCTCACGGCGCGGGGCTTCCATCGCCTCAAACGCACTCTGGAACTCGCCAAAGGTCGAGGCGTTGTTCAGCGCAAACTGGTTCAGAGCGTCAGTCGTCAGTGTGCCACTGATAGCCATATCGCGCAGGCCAGCAAGCTGCGCCTGCATAGCCTCTGCCTGCGCACGCTGGCGTTCCGCTTCGGCACGGCGCATTTCAAACTCTTGCGCAGCGCGGGCTTCTGCGGCGGCACGCATGTCCATCACTTGGCGCTGCTCAATGTCAGCCCGACCAAGTCCGTATCCGCGCATCGCCTCTTCGATGGGGTTCTTCACGTCAAGCATGTAGTTGATAGGTTCCATCAGAACGCTCCCCCGCCATAGAACATGCCCTGTCCGAAGGTCAGAGGCGCGGTAGCACCTTGCGGTGTATAGCCTTGATACGCCATGCCGCGACCGATGGCCGTTCCTGCGCTGCCAATCAGGTTGCCCCAGGCTTGCCCTTGGGCCAAAGCGCTGCCGGCTTGCGCGGCGCCCTGCTGCTGCATAAGGCTAGAGATATTCTGGCCAGTCTGCATGCCAGCAGTGCCGACGCCAGCCGCTGCGTTCTGACCAGCCGATGCAAGACCGCCGAGGCGGCTGTATTGCTGTTCGATAAGACCAGACAGGATCTGCGGGCGGAACTGCGCCAGCGCGCCCTGCACGTTGCCGCCACGCAGGCCGCCCGTGGCAGCCGCACTTTGCAAAATCGCGCTCTCGCCTTGGCGCGCCAGCGCCGCAAACTCTGGGCCTTGCTCAATGGCTTGCAGGGCCGCACGCTGGGCATCCGCGCCGCCGACCCCAGCCAGAGCCATCTGCTGGCCAAAAGCTGTCGTGCCACCCGTGACAAACGGCGCAAGAAGTTCGCGCACCGCGTCGAACTGGCGGCGCTGTTCTTCAATGCCTGCTTGCGCGGATGCGGTTTGTGCGGCTGCGCCTCTGCGTGCTGCGCTGGACTGCACGCCGGCGCTCAGAAGAGAGCCGCCAAGCAGGGCAAGACCTGTGCTAATGGCCATGACGGATTTCCTTCGTGAATGTGCGCTCAATCGGCATAAAGCCGCTGCGGGAATAAACGCGCTCCATCGTCCCCGCTCGCTCGTTTTCAAGCGCGATCATAAACAACTGGCTGGCACCGATCTGCTCGGCCCAGCCCTCGATTGCAAACATCATCTGCTTGCCGGCGCTAGATCCGCGCTCTGCCGGATCGACCCACCAAAACAATTCCTGCGCGACGGTCACGCTGGGCGCGAAATAAAGCGGGAAGGCCATCGCGCCCGCAATGCCAACCACGTCGCCGCCCTTGTCAGCCACCCAAACCTGCGCTGCGTCTGAAGCGTCAGCGTAATCCAGAAACGCGCTGAAGCCTGCTTCATCAAAGTCAACGCGCTGGCCCATCGGAGACGCAGCGAAGAACGCCCGCGCCTGCTCAATCACGCCTGCCTTGTCTGATTTTTCAGCTTGGCGAACCAGCACCGGGCAACCCTCTTTGGATCTTGCCTGCTGGTGGGCCAAAGTCTCAGCGTCCGCATTATCGCAGAAATCGGTTTTTCGGGCAAGGCTCGTCATTGCAGGCGGAACCTTTCAAGGATGGCATAGGGATTGTACAGGGAAAGCGGATCGACGCGCTCCCCGTAAAGATCCGCCACACGGTTTGACGGCTGGTATCCACGCGCGAAATCGCTTTCCTCAGCGGCACCAGGCATCGGACGGAAGCGGGATTGCGTGGGCGTTGAGCCTGTCCCGGTATAGTCGCCGCCAAGGATCTTGCTGACGTAATTTTGCGTCTCTTTGAATGGCGGGATGCCACCGTATTTGCGCACGTTGCCTGGCCCGGCATTATAGGCTGCCAAAGCCAGCTTGGGATCGCCAAACGTGTCAAGCTGCTGACGCAGATAACGCGCGCCGCCCCGCAGGTTTTCCTCGTCATCGTACGGATCAACGCCAAGGTCAGCCGCCGTTCCCGGCATAAGCTGGGTAAAGCCAATAGCCCCAGCCGACGATCTGGCGTCCTGATTGAAGCTGCTTTCTTGCTGCACCAAGCGCAGGAACAGATCCGGGTCAACACCCTCTTCGATCGCAATCATGCGGGCCATTTCGACATAGTCCATCAGTCATCTTCCTCCCATGCCTGGCAGGTGCGCAGGTTGTGGCAAATGAAGTCAAACTTCTCGCAATAGCCGCGACCACCGCCATCCATGTCGAACTTGTCAAGCGGGATGGCCTCCATCTTGGCCTGCATCATCGGATCGTTCTGGAAGTATTCGCAATTGGCGCAAAGACGCCGGCGCGCTTCCTTCTCGCCCATGCCCCAGGCCTTACCGACCGATGTCCAGAACTCCTTGTTGGCTTTGGGATCGACCGAAGCCTTCTCAGGTCCAAGCTGCCACTCATCAATCACCAACTGGCGATTTTTGCGGTTCTCGGATGTTGACACGATCTTTTTGGTGGAAAGACCAAACTCCATCATCATCTCGTCCATTACGAAACCTCCCGGCCTGAGCAGCGAATTGTGAGCGACGTGGCGGCGCTGGCCAACGTCGAGATAAAGTCACCCGCCTCTAGCACATGGCCAATCAGTTCCGGGCAGGTGTAGGTTTCATCCGGCGCAATGACGCGGGTGTCAATGATTAGATTGTCGGCCCCGGCTGACGTGGTGACGCGCACAAGGTTGACCGAGATTGAGGCATTGTTGGCGCTGGTGTTCGTCACCGTGAACTTGTCAATGATCGCTTTTACCGCCGTCGCGGTGTATTGCGCCGTCTGCACGGCCTCGGCCTGTTTCGGCGGGATCAAAACCTTTGGTGTGACTGCCATGTCGGCCTCCTATTAAACAGCTTCTGCGCCGCTGGCGGTGATCGTGATGCCTGTGCCAGACGCCTGGATCTGGATGGTGTCACCAGCATTGAGGATCTGCGTGCCAGTCCACTGGATGTTTTCCTTGCTGTTGATCGGGAAGTCATAGAACAGCGCATTTGCCGTGCCAGCAGTCCCCGCAGAAGGCACCAAGAAGATGCGATACGTCAGAGCGCCAGCAGATGTGTTGACGATGTCCAAATTCTTCACGAAAGCACGGGTCGATGCCGGAACCGTGTAAAGCGTCGTCACGCCGGTTGTGATGGCAGCCTGTCCGAGCTTCGTGGGGGTGATGTCGTTATAGGCCATCAGTAGCACTCCAACCAAAGCAGCGTGTTCGATGTGCGGCCAGAGTTAGCCACATTTTGCCATCGAGCGTTTCCGCTGTCGTATTCCAAGGTGTCGCCGTCAGATGGTGACGGTGAATAAACATTCGATAACTCTGTTAGACGCGGATAAAATGAAATGCGAACAAACAGAGATCCACTGCCGCCCGGACCAGCGTTGATAACGGAAGCAACGACAACAACCTCGGCTGGAGAAGTCGGTCGAACATTTGTCATTCCACCAACATAACTCGGATTGTAGTAAAGAATGTCTCCGTCCGACCAGCTTTCGCCAACAGATGCGCCTGTCGTGTTGATGCCTCGAACTAAACCGAAGTTTGTTACATAGCCAAATTCATTGTTGGGAATGTCCATAGTGGCCACGCCCATGATGTAAAGACCTTCAGCCAATCCAGTCGCAGATGGCGCTCCCTTGATAACGCCACTCGCTCCGACCGCGCCAGTGAACATGACAAGTTGACCGTTCGTGATCGTGCTGTCGGCCTTGATCCGATAGTAGCTTTCCAAGCCAACTTGCTGAACAACACCATCATATCCCATGTTGATGTCTAGCGTTCCGTCTCCATCATTCCACTTTATCCTTCGTGGAATACCAACGCTTGGACCGACGTTGTTGAAGTCGATGTAATCGAGCTTCTGGAAGTTCGGCTGGTAGCTCTCCGCCTTGTTGTTGGCAACGCCAGCGTCATAGGCTGCAGCCTCGATCAAGATCGTCAGCGTTGCAATCTCAGCAGGCGTCAACTGTCCAGCCACCTGAAACAGACGCTCAATCGCCCGGATCGCGTCCGGGTCATTCCCGACGAAGCGGGCGATCTGGTTTCTGTTGAGCGGTGTCGGATCTGCCATCAGAATGCCAGCGGTTCAATCCGCGCCTCCAGCCGTGCCATCGCAAGTTGCGCCTCGCTGGTGCCACGGAACTTCTGCAAACGCCAGTTGCGCATGTGGCCCTGCTGAAGCCAGACCACCCGCTTGTTATACTCGCCCAGCCTGCCCACGCGCGCAGGCTTCTCGACGCTGTAGGTGAGGCCATCGACCGAATAGGATGTCCACACGGTCGGATCGGCACCAGGCTGCACACGGCCCGTCAGCGACACCAACTCCATATCATGGAAGATCGCGCCACGGCTTTCGTTGTAGACGATGGTCGTGCCAAACTCCCAGCCGATTGTCTCGCCCCAGTGGCTGGCGATGTTCTTGTCCAGATAGCCAACGTCGGTCGCGCCAGGCTTGCAGACATTCCATCGATCATAGGCCCACACAGCATCGCAGACAGCCCATCGACCGAGGCCGACCAGAGACGTACGCAAGAAGAACCACACAGGCTGCCCGACAGCCTGCGATCCCGCTGCATCAAAGACGATGGTCTGGTCTGGCAGGTGGATCTCAAGGAACTGGTGGCCGCCCTCGGTGCGCTCCTGCATGAACGATGTGGAAAGCTGGGCTTCGGTATAGCCCGCAAGGATTTCCTCAATCTCGCGCGTGGCGATCTTCTGCGCCGTGCCGTTGGCCGCAATGTAGATTGAGATGTTCTCGTTCAGGCCACTGCCCATGAAGGCAATATTCTCGCCTAGCACGCAGCAGGCATGCGTGCCAAGCGCGCCCTTCTGAACCTGCGCGCCAGTGATGCGCTGGAACGGGAAGCCCGCCGTCCCGACGTTGTCAAATACCTCGATGGTGTAGCGGTTCAGAGCGTAGATCTCATTGCGCAGCTTCAGCAGGGCGTTCACCGGGTCAGGGTCGGCTTCCGAAGATCCATACTTCAGCGGATCGACGGCAAAGGGGTTGTTCAACTCAGTGATGACGAGGAACTCGCCGTCGGTTGTCATGAAGTAACCATCGACCCAAACCACGGTCAGAGCCGTGCCGAGATCAGGATCGGTCACTTGAGCCAGCGTCGTGCCATCATAAAGATACAGGCGCCCGCCAGAAGTCACGGCCAGATAGTCGAAGCTATAGGTGAACGTCACGCGGCCACCACTGCCAACGTCCCCGATCACGGTCACGGTGCCGTTCTGCGCGACAGTCACCAGCTTGGTTCCCATCACGCGGTAAAGCACGCCGTTCCAGTTGATGCCGCCACGGTTAGACCCAGGCCCGTCACCAGTCTTCACAATGCCATCAGCGGGGCGCAGATAGCCCTCCGAGATGCCAGTGGCTTTCGGCACAGGCACAAGGTTGACAGGATAGCTTGTCCGAAAATCGGGCGAGCCATCTGTGTAGATCCCGTTGATGATGCCGATCTGCATTTAGCCGACCCGGTACCAAGCCGACGTTGCCGCATCATATCGCATGGTGAAGAACTCATTGGCAGCGGCCAAGGTGGTCGGCGCGCCGGTGACAGTGGTGCCGCCAGCCGAGACGGTCAGCGCGGAAACGATCTGCGTGCAGTTGACGCTCACCTCTTGCTTGTCGGTCGGCGCCGATGGCAGCACGATGGTGCCAGCCGCGAAGGTGCCTGTTGGCGTCAGCAACAGCCAAGTGTCGCCGGCAGCTACAGTCACAGAAAAGCCCGTGGCGCTGGGTGCCGCGTATTGCGTCGTCAGCGAACCCGGAAGCGTCAGGTTGTCCTGCATGAAGGTCAACAGCAGGCTCATCGAGGCCTTGCGCGTGTCGCCGTTATTCGTGGACCAGACGGCGAGGAGATCGCCAAGCTGGATCGTGTCAAGCGAAGAAAGCTGATTGATGTTGGTCATCACGTCATTCCCATGTCAAAGCGCTGTCCGGGCCAACCGTCAGCGGGTCAATCGGTTGACGCAGGAACGCGTCGTTGTAATAGCGCCAGCCCTTGTTGCCCTGGCCGCTCGGGATCGTCATATCGCCAAGCTGCATTTCGGTCGGGAAGGTCGATCTGGACAGCAGCGCCTTGTAGGACATCTGAGCGTTGGCCTTCGTGTCTGGTGAAACTGTCTTACCATACCCCGGCGCGATGCGAACCGCCAGATTGAGGTGCATGGCTTCAAGCGCGTCATCAGGAACGCCGATCACTTGGTCCAGATCGCTGGCAGCGTTGGACGACGGCAGCGGATAGCGCAGGCGGATGCCCTTGCCGTTCCACGTTGCCATCATCGCGTCGAGGCGCTGCAATGCGCCCTCAAGCTGCTGCGGGGCCAAGTCAAAGACATAGCCAGCGAGGCCGATCTCTTCAAATGCCCGGTTTACGATGTCGCGCTTGGTGTATGCCATCACAGAGCCTCAGATTTGCGCGTGTGGCCACGCTTTGGTTTAGCCTTGGCCTCGGGTTCAGGATCTTGCGCAGCACCGCTGGCGGCTGCGATAGCCTCGCGCACGGTGAAGTGCCAGCCAGCCTTTACGGTGGCTTCAATCTCGTCATCTTCCACGATACACAGATCAAACGTCTCGGTCGCGCTTCGCTTGAACGCGCCCGGTGATTTGTAAAGCATGGTCGTCATTTTTTGCCTTTCTTGGCTGTCTTGGCCGATGCCCTGAATGCTGCTGCGGTCGGCGCGCCCTTGGTGCCAGGCTTGCGCATCTTCTCGCCAGATCCGGCTTTGATGCGGGCCTTTTTGGCTGCGATGTTTGCGTAAAGACCGCGAGGCATCACTTCTTCCCCTTCGGCGCTTTCGACGGCTTGCCGGCCTTCATGGCAGCGGTGCGTGCGGTGTTCAATGCGATGGCGATGGCCTGCTTGCGCGGGCGGCCAGACTTCTCTTCCATCTTGATATTCTCACCGATGGACTTGCGGCTGTAACCTTTTTTCAGCGGCATGGCATTAAACCCCTTGGATGGTTGAAGGGGGCGAGTTTCCCCGCCCCCCAAAGATCACAATCAGGGAACCTGATTGAAGAGCAAGACGCCCGACATTTCAGGCTGCTTGTTCACAACACCGAAGAAGGTATCCATACGATACTTCGTGACGGCGGTGTTGATGTCGTAGAACTTCTGCATCACCAGTTCGATGCCCTGATCGGTGGTGCCACGCATCACGTCAACGCCAGCGTTGGTCGGGATGGAGTAGCGGCCCGGCAGGATTTCCAGAGCGTCTTTCTGCCAGAAGCAGTTGATGTCAGCAGCATCGACGTTCAGGATCGTGACGGTCGAACCGTTGGCCGGGGTGGCCGTGACGTTCTGATACTGGAGTTCAGCATCGGTGCCGCCCTGAGCCGAGATGATCGGCGGGGAGATGACAACGGTGTTGTTACCAGCAGTGCCGCCACCCGAGGTGATCGAGATGATGCGGAACGTCTTGGCCTGGCCAGTGTCGCCCTTGGTGATGTGATGCACCGCGTTGACCGAGGCCAACTTGAAGCAGTCACCAACACGCACGACAGCGCCAGCAGCCAACGTGATGTTGAGCGACTGATAGCGGTTGTCCACGTTGGCGGTTTCACCCGTGCCGGCGGTCGAGGTCGCACGCGGGGTGTAGTACTGGTTCGCGCCGTTGATGGTGATGTCACCGACCGGGGTGGTGTTCCCCAGGATGCGGTTGGCATAGTCCATCTTGTAGGTTTGGAAGCCAGCGACTTCACCGACGAACGAACGCTCATAAGCGGTGGTCGGCTTGCCCGTCATGGTCTGACGGCCAGCGAGATCCGACGCCATGCCGTTATACGAACGCGAAGAAAGCGCCAGATAACGGTCGAACATCTGCACGCCCTGCTCGTTGAAAGCAGCATCGCACTCAGCCACGTCCGAGTAGCCGCCGGCAGAGCCAGAGCGAGCCACGACAAGGGTGGACTGGGCAGCAGCCACGTTCATGATGGCGACGTTGATGTCCGAAGCAAGTTTCTGCTTCGCACTGTCACCAAGGCGGCCTTCCTGCAACTGGTCGCGCAGTTCTTTTGCGTCCAGAGCAAACGGCACGGTTTTGTTGAAGCCGAGAGTTGCCGGGACAGCAAGCTGCGTGAAGTCAACAAAGCTGCTCGAGATGTCGGTGCGCGGTGCGCCGTTGATCGAGGTCGCAATGTAAGGCTGCGGACGCCAGATCACGTCGTTGGTGCGTTCCATCATCGAGCCGTCGGTGTTGTACACCGACACGTTGCGCGACATTACCAGCGCATCGTTGAAGCCTTCGAGGATGTTCTCAAAGGCAACTCGTTCTTCTTTTGAAAAAGCGTTAGCCATTTCCGTGGTCCTTCATGTGGGGGTTTAGCCCTTGGCCTTCTGCTTCTTATACTGGAAAACCTTGGAATAGTCGCCAGTCTTTTCTGCTTCAGCCCGCAGGCGGTCGAGGGTGCTGTCAACCGCGCCAGACGGGCGGGCGGTGCCGCTGATCTTGCGCTCGGGTGACGATTGAGCCTTACGGTTCGAGATCTTCAACTGCGTCTCCAATTTCGCAACCGCGAAGGCGAACTTCACGGGATCGGTGATGGAAGCGATTTCCTTCGCTTTTTTCGGGTTCTTGCCCAGAGCATAAACGACAAGAGCCGGGTTTTCGGCACCTTGCACAATCATCCCCTGCTGCATGACGCTGAGGGTGTCTTGAACGACATCCTCGGCAAACTCAAAGTCACGCACCTTCAGGCTGGCCTTCGCCCCCTGATAGCTTTCCAGCTTGCGCTCCCATTCTTTCTGAACAGCTTGGTGTTCAGACTTCATGGCAGCCTCGCGCTCGTCATGCTGGCGCTTCTTGTCGTACCATGCGGTCAGTTCCCGCTCATATCGGTCGGTGTCGTAATCGGCTTTCTCAAGCGTTGGCTTCGGTCCAAGGGGCGCGACCCCAGGTGTGTTCCGCTGTTCGACCTGCGCTAGACGCTGTTCAAGTTCCTTGGCACGACGTTTTTCCTCACGATACTGCTTGCGAAGGTCACGAACCCAATCGGGCGCGCGGGCCTCCTCATCTTCTTCCGGGGCTGGCGCTTCCCCGTTAATCGAAATGACGACCTCTTCGTCTTCAGCCTCTTCTCCTTCGCCTTCAGCCTCGTCTGCCATCTCGGCATCTTCGGCCTCTAGTTCAGTTTCTTCAGCCTCAACTTCAAAGTCCTCTTCGATCTGTTCTGCCAATTCAGTCATGCGATCCTCGCGATTTTCTCACCCATTACATTGTGCGGCTGGGCGGTTGCCGCATTCCGGTGGCGACGGTCTCTTGCAGAGCCTTCGCCGTGTTCACCACGTTGGTGCGCTCTTTCTGCTGAATGCCAGCAAGCACCTCAACGGTCTTGGCGCGCGTCTCTTCGGTGCGTGCCAAGGTGTATTCTGTATCTGCCTGCGCCTTGCCAGCCTTGGCCTGCGCTTCCATCGCGGCAGCCTGTAGGTAAAGCGCTTGCGGATCTGGCTGCTGCGCGGCCTGCATTTCGGCCAACAGCTTCTCGCCTTCCTGCTCGGTCGGCTGGATGACGCCCATCTTGATCAGCTTGTCGCGGAAGTAAGCGCGCACCTCGCTGATGCCCTCGCCGTCCATGTTCATCATGGCCATCGATGTCAGCACCTGCTGCGTCTCTGGGTCAGGCGCGATCTGGATCATGCCCAACAGCGCGCGAACAGTGGCGCTGCGCTTGGTGGCCGAGGCCGGGCCGACATCAACAGCCACGTCGAACTTGGCGGTTGACAGGTCGTTTTCGTATTCGACTTCGCCGGTCTTGGGGTTGAGGATCGGCTTGCCCATCTCAATGCTGGACAACTCACCGCCGAGGCCGACCGACTTCATCTTGCGGCCAGGCTCGACCATGATGTCACGCGCCATCGAAAGCCATACCTCACCGCAACGCTTCACGGCTTTGGACATGTTCGACATGTAGATAAAGGTCTGCATGTCAAGGCGCTGCTGGATCAGTTCCACGGCCTTGCCGCTGATGTTGGAGACGACTTCCTCGGCAGCATCGGGCTTGCCCAGCAGATCGCTCATGTCCTGCTCGGTGATCTGCAACAGGCCAGCCAGCGCAGGCGGGATCTGCGGCGGCTTGGTGTAGCCGACCGGGCCGGCAAGCGTCTCACCGCCGTTGGCGTCGGTCACGGTGTTCAGGAGCAGGTAGGGATAGTTTCTGAGGTTATCCTCGGACCACATCATTTCGTGGCCGGCCACCTGCTCGGGCGTGAAGATAGGCTTCTCGACGGTCGAAAGCGCGCTGATCTCGCCCAGCTTGGAAAGCTGCATGTTCTTCAGGCGCTGGGCGTCCTTGGCCAAGCGCACATGGCCCATGCACCGCTCGACGTTATCCACGAACCAACGCTTGCCGTAGACCGGGATGATCGGGATCTGGTCGCCGGCAATGTAGCCGCTGTCCTCCAGCACCTTGCTGCCGCTCATGATGTACTTCCGCACCTTGCGGCGCTTCACGCGGCGCTGGCGGACCTCTTTGGTGCCGACAGCCTCAAGCATCATCTCCAGTTCGGGATCTTGCTCGAAATCGCGCTCGGAATACTTTTCTTCCTGCCCGTCGATGGTCTGGAAAATGCGGATCAGTTCCGACGCCTCTTCGACGCGGTAGACCTCGGCCACATAAACTACATCAGGCGTGGCCCAGTCGAATGCCACCTGCTCGATGCCCTTGGGCCAGGTGGTCGGGTCATCTTCCCAGACTTCGCGGTAAGCATCGGGCGTCATCGCCGTCAGCACATAGCACATGCGCGCGTCCGACTTGTCTTGGCGCTTGGCGTCCAGATCGAAGAACACGGTCGTGTCAGCGTCGTAGATCGGCTCGATCCGAATGCGCTGCTTTTCGTTCTCTTCGTCGTACTCGTCTTCGTAGACAGCACGCAGGCGGAACGCGCCGAAGCCACCGCCGACAGCCTCTTCAAAGGCGTTGTCGTAGGCTTCATTGGCGCCGCTGTCCTGCTCATCAGAACGGAACAGGCCATCGCACACGTCGGCCAGCTTGTCGTCGTCGGTGCCGTCCTTGCTCACGAAGTCAACCGTGATGCGGTTGTTGCGGTATTCGTTGATGATCCGCATTACCGAGAGGTGAACCTTGTTCACCTCAAACTTCGGCTTGTTCAGATATTGCTCATAGAGGTTGCCCTCCCATTGCGCGCCGGCGATGGAGTAAAAGCGGCGATCCTCCAGGCACTGCAAACGCTCATCGCGCATCGTGCTTTGGATGGTGTCGAACTCCGACATCGCTTCGGCATGAACATTTGCAAGCCGCTGTTCTCTGGTCATGCGGGCCAAGGTGCGCGCCTTTCGCTGGATATTTGGGCCGAAGTATACGGCAGGTCGATCACAATATCAATCACCGCGCCATCGGCATGCTGACGGGGACGAGGCGAGCCTTCGGCTTCTCTTGCTTGGAGGCCCGCCGTGCGCCCTCGCAGGCGTACCGCAGTGCGTCGATGACGTGGTTTTCCTTGTCCTCCAGCACAGGCAAGATGCTGCCCGTGTCCCGGTCGGTCTTGTAGCTGTAGAGGGTCAATTCATCGATGGTGTGCTTGCAGCGCGGATGCACCACGATGTCAAAAGACTTCAGCCATTCGACGCCTTCCTCAACCGACTTCGGCCCCTTGACCGCCGGCATGATCTTGGGGAAACCGTTCTTGCGCATGTGGCTGATCGTCTCGGGCCGCGCGCTGTCGGCCACCATCGGCCAGCGCTCTGCCTCGGGGATCGACATGAACAGCGCAGGCGTGTCAACGATCTCGCAGCCCACCTGATAGGCTTCGTAGTCTATGTATAGCTTGCGCCCGATGATATGGCAGCGGATGCCAACGGTCGGGTCAGTGGCAAAGCCCCAGTCAGCGCCCAGGCGATGGACGGCATCAGGCGGTGCCTCGAAGTCCTCAATGGTCCAGTTCTTGAACACGCGGGTTTCGCTGTTGCGGACGTACTCGCCCTTCCAGACGTGCAGGTATTTGTCTGGGTCGCGCCGCTTGTCGTATTCCATTTCGTCTTTGAGAACGTCAGGAAACCACGGGTTGTCGCTGTAGTTCACCTCGACGATCACGCTGTCAGGCGGTGGCGTTGGACCGCGCAACAAGCCCTCGATGGGGTCTGTGTCAAAGCGCGGGTTCCAACTGAACAGCAGTTGCGAGCCGGGCTTGCGGATGGTCGGGCGCAGGAGATCCAGCGAGAACTGGCTGATTGACTGGGCCTCTTCCACCCACGCAATGTCGAACCCCTCGAGCGATTTCACACTGTCGGCAGTGTGGTTCTGCATGCCCTGGAAGATGATGACGCCGCCGTGCGGACATTTGATCTCGGCCTGCTGCACCTGGAACAGATGACCGACGCCAAGCTCCTCAATCTTGTTTTCGATCAGCTTCTTGACCGACTGCTTCAGCGACTTCTGAACCTCGCGCACGCAGACAACGTCGGTCTTGCGCATCACGCAGCGTTCAACGATCCATTCAGCGAAGAAGGTTGACTTGCCAGATCCGCGCCCGCCGAACGCCCCGATGTAGCGGGCGCTCTCGCGTTGCAGGATCGGCAACGCCCAGCGAGGCGTGTTGATGGTGAGGTTCACTTGCCCTGCTCAGGATCTCGCTTCATCATGCCGGTGATGTACATATCCTGCGCGCTCTCGCCGCGCTCTTGCGCAGCGATCTGATCACGCAAAGAACGGGCCATCGGGCTTTTGCCCTCACCGTTGGCCATTAGACGCTGAAGTTGGCGCTCCAAGTAGTCCATCGTATTGATCCCTCTCGATCACGTTTGTCTCATAGTGCATGAGGTTTGCAGCGCTTATGCCCTGCTCTGTTTTCTGTATATCGTTTGCGATATTCGTGAACAGATCTTCGACCTCATCAATCTTTGCTGCCTTTTCAGCGGGCGACATTGCCGCCCACGCATCCCTACCCATATCGAATTCTGGGATGTATTGGAAGCGCAAACCATTGATGCCAGCGACGGCCTCGTCTGCCATCCCAGCCTGCGCGCTGGGGCGATCCATCACGCGGCTGTCGGTGACAAAGGTGAAGCCATCGACACCGTACTGCGTCAGCTTATCAGACAGGCGGCGCGCGAAGTCTGGGTCTTGCCGATTGCGGAAATAGATTTCAACGCCCGGTCGGCTTTCTGCCGTGCGCTGCGGCATAACCTTGGAGATGAATGCCGCGTCCTGATCAGCCTCCTTGGCCACCTCAACCATGCGCCGCGTCACGCCGGCAGGATCGAAGTTCTTTCTGACCACAAACTCAGCGTTAAACGCGCGCTCATCGGACTGCATGAAGCGGCCATAGGTGTTGTTGATCTGGTACGTCACAACGCTTGGATCTGCCTTGGCAGGCTCGCCCAGGCGCGCTGCGATGTCGGCCTGCTGCACGTTGGTGGGCCGCATGCCAGGGCGCTCAACACTGATGCCGAGAACATATCGGGCCAACGGTGCCTTCATCTCGTCCAGTTGCTTTTGGGCTGAAGCAACGCCAGCATTGTGCGCCGCTCTCGCCTTTTCAACTCTTGCTGCGTACTCGGCTTCGGTCTCTTTCACCCGCTTGTTCGGGGCCTTGAAGCTGGCGGTCGTTGCGCGGCGCAGTTCCTTAACAGCCGCCGGATCTGGCGCACCAGCAAGAGACGACTCGAATTCAAACGAACCGCCTTCGCCGGCTTTGTTCGTCCATCCGTTGTTGGTCCACTTTTCCTTTTCAATGAACCACGCAACGGCCTGGAGATCGTCAGGGTTCATGTCCTGAAGATTTGGCGCGACCTCTCGGATGATGCCCTGCTCATTGATGATGCGCGCAGCGTCTGCTTTCACGCGCTGGCCGAAGCCGAACTCTCCGCCGATGCGGGGCTGCTCGAGCGTGGAGCCCTTCAGGTGCTCGCCTGTGACGCCTTTCTCGACGGGCGGAGGAAGGCGCGGCAGTCCGGCAAGGCGGCGCAGATGGCGCGCATCCCAAACATCGATCGTCGCCGCGTTGGTGTACCCGATCAAGTTGCCAGTGAAGTTCGGCGTCTTGGGGGCGCCAGTAGCAACGCGGAACATGTCAAATAGTGCTTTGGTCGCCGCCGGGCTGTTGGTATTGAAAAGAGATCCTGCCGCGTTCGTAATGAGCCGGAACGGATTGTCAGGATCCTTGTGCATCTGCTGGAGCGCGGTTGGGTTTACTTTGCCCTTCTTCAGCATCTCATCGTACATGCGGAGTTCTTCGTCATATTCACCGCGCGCAAAGCGGCGCATGACTTCAATGGCATTGTTCCAGTTCATCTCAACGCCTGTTTGAGCCGACGTTGCGCCGAGAACATCAGCGAAAACGTCGCCCATGCCACCGAACTCTTTGCGCAGGCTGCTGCGCATTGCCCTATACCAATTTGCCTCGTTGACGATAGCAATGGCGGCGGGATCTCCAGCCTTCACGCGATCAGCGAGCAGCTTAATCTCGTTGACCTGGCGCGAGGCCATTGTGCGCTGCCAATCTTCTGGAGACACGCCCATAGGCGGCCTGTCAAAGCTGTACGGCACTTCTTTGTAGGTAACCTCAAAGCCGTCCTTCTTCGGAGCGACCTTTGACACCTCCATGACATTGGCCCATCCATCCGCCGCCGGATAAGAGGCCTTCTGGCCGGCGACTTGCTCCTGAACAGGAGCCAGTTTTGCTTTTGGAACAGACGCCTTGATGACGGCGATTTCCGGCTTGCTGACCAGGTTTGCCACGACAGGCGCAGCCACTTGCGGCGCAGGCTGTGCCGGGGCTTGACGCAGCAACGCAGGCGGCGGCGCTGGCAGTGCATTGGGCGATGTCGGAGGCGGCGGCAGGGCTGCGCTTTCCATCGTCACAGGCGGCACTGCCGTGGGTTCTGGTGCCATTGCCGGCGTGATGGGCGCGACTGGTGCTTCCTGCATGGCGCGATCAACCTCATCAAAGGTCAACGGCGGTCGGCCAGCACCTGCCCGTTTCTGGCGCGCGGACAGGCTGCGGCGGGATCGGCGGCCCGAAGACGCTGAATAGCGTGTTGGGGTCCATGCGTGATACGTTCCTGGCGATGCCCTCGGCAATCATCTTTCCAGCCGGGAACATCTCGGCCATGCCAGCGACAGCCTGCACGGCGCCAAGAGCGGTCGTCAGAGGGTCACCTTGCTGATA